GAAAGGAAGAAGACGTCCTTAAACAGCAGACTGGTATTATAGAGCTTCAAGCCTCTGCTGCCAAGACTGCTGCTGAGATCTCTAAGACTACTAGAGAGCTAGCAGAATCTCAGGTAGGTCTTCCAGATCTTCAGGCCGCTCTTCAGAATGCAGAACGTCTTGATAGAGCAGATCCTGCTTGGAATCAACATCTTGTAGACTCTAATGAAACAAAAGCTGTTCGTCTACAAGTAGAGAGAGCACAGAGTAAAGCTCTTGAACTTACAAAGCGTCTCATCACTGAGAATCCTACTATTATGAGTATGACTTCTACTCTTGATAGTTTTATCAAAGTAACGAATGCAAATATTCAGAAGAAGCTAGGAAGAGAAGATCTTAGAGAGGAGCAGGTAGACCAACTAGCTCTTAGTATGTCAGGTGATGGTGTAAAGGCTATGTCTTACCTGAATCCTGATGTAGCAAATGATCCTAAGAAAGCTGCTGCTATTGGGCTTACAGCTCAAAGAACTAAAGACGAGAATATTAAGCCTCTTATTAGTTCCTCCTTCACGAAAGAACAGCTCCTTCCATTAGCCTTTACTGGTAATAAGGCTGCTCTTCAGATTGCACCTAAGATGCATGCAGACCTTACTGGACAGAATGAAGAAGAGGTAAGGAAAGAACTTAATAAGGCACATGCCTTTGTAACTAATGAGGCTGTCTTCTTAGAAACAATGAAAGAGCTTTCTGCTACTGATCCTAAATTTAGGCCTATTCTTAGTGAATATACAACAAAAGCTAAACTTGCTACTCCTAGTAAAGCTTTAGAGGCTGAGAAGTTAGTTCTTCGTATGGATATCGTAGATAAGGTTCTTAAGAAGCGTAGAACAGCTGCTGCTATTAATAACGTAGAAACTTGGAATGGGGATATAAGTCTTAGAGCTACTCCAGAACTTGCAGCTACTATTGATAGTATTAAGATAGCTAAACCTGGGAATGTATCTCTTAAGGTTTTGGTAGAACAGTACGTTACAAAAGCTCCTAAAGAACAACAAGCTGCTAGAATGCAACAGATAAATGATGCTGCTAAGTCTTACGGAGAGAAGGCTGATAAAGGTCTTTATGGTGGTGTAGATCTTACTACTTTGCAATCTCAGTTAAAGCTTAGTCGTAGTCTATTCTCTAGTAAGGCATTTGATTCTCTGCAAGATTTTGAAGATCCTAATGTTAGTAGCATAAACCCAATTGCTGGTCTACTGGGAGTAAGATAAGATGAGTACCGAAGGCTTCTCTTCAGAAGTAAGTTCTGATCTTGTTACTAAATACGATGAGCAGGCTTCTATTGGAGCTGATATCACTGGAGGTATCGTAGCTTCTGTAGCTGATTTCGCAGCTTCTACATGGAATTCTCTTACTCCAGAAAGCTTAGAGACTTCCACAGAAGACCTTCTATCTCGTATAGATAGTAATGCTCTTCGTGTTTATAACGAGAATCCTGAGACTATTCATGCTGCCTCTTTTGTGGGTGGTATGCTAGTTCCTATGGGCTTAGCCTTTAAGGGAATGAAAGCTGCAAGAGCTGGTACTAGTGGCGTTAACTTCTTTTCAGAAGCTGGACAAGTAGCACAAAAGACTAAGATAGCAGAAGCCTTCGTGAACTTAGGAGCACACTCTAAAGATTATACCTCAGCAGTAAGAAACCTATATGCTGCAGGAGCTGCGAATGTTCTAATAGACAACGTAGCATTTGATGCCGCTATGCTTCTTACAATGAACGCACATCCCTATATGGAGGATTATATAAAAGATCCTCTTAAGAGCTTCACTACGTCTATGATTATGGGAATGGCTATTGGTGGCCCATTAGGACATATAGGAGATAGAGCAGCTGTAAAAGGTATTAAGATGTTAGAAGAATTCAAAGCTGAGAAAGTCATTCGTCAAGGCTATGAATCTGTCTCTAGTGTAGATAATCTTAGTGCTATCATTTCTCAAAGAACTCAGAACATAGATAACTGGCAGAACCTAATAGATTCTACAAAGCCTCTGGCTAAAGATATAGCAGGTCCGATTCGAGAGCTAAATCCTCTGACTAAGAACATGCTTGATACATACATCTTAAAGGAGAAGACTGCTATTATAAAAGACTTTGATGCTATGGTATCTCCAGAGATCAGAGCTTTGGATGCTCCAGTAAAAGCGTCTATGATAAATATGATAGCTAATAATCCAGAACGCTTTGCTGGAATAGATAGAATAAGATTTGCTACAGCTACGGAAGATCTTCCATTCAAATTCAAAGAAGCTAGAGGTCTAACAGACTCTACATTTCAGAAACCTGATGGCTTAATAAAAGGCCCTGATGGGTTACCTAGTACTGTAGTAGATGTTGTAGATATTCCTCTAGCTACTAAGAGCACAAAAGGTCAGGATAAATCTGTTACTATGGTTTATTCTCCTAAATTCGATGCTTTCATGCTCTCTACAGATCTTAAGTATTATGGAACAGCAGCAGATCTGGTAAAAGATCCAGAATCTCTAACTAAAGGACTACCTAAGAATTGGTATCTTGTTCCACGTTATGATCAGACTTTAGAGAATGCAGCTTCTACTACCTCTTATGTAGATGCAGACTTCCTTCGTACCCTAAAATACTATGATGAACTAGACGTAGAAACTTTTGCTAAGGGTATTATTGCAGTAGCTCCTGATGATCTTGCTACTCTACAAGCTATCTATTCTAGGATGCAGAAAGAGATGGTAGCTGGTAATAGTAACTTCGTATATGATCTGAAGGTTGTTCTTACTAAAGATCTTCCTAATTACAGTCAAGTAAGTGAGAAGGTTCTTGAGAAGGTAATTACTAATACTATTACTAAGACTGTAACCATAGGTGCTAACGGAGCTACTACAACTTCCAGTAACATGGTAAAAGGAATTAGTAAGCAGGCACTAGATAAGATGAATAAGTTCTTACGAGGTCCTGATAGATATACTGTAGATCTTATGAGTACTAAGAACTCTCTTAGTGAAGGCGCAAGAAGCTTAGCTATTCATTTCTCTAAAGAGCAGATGTGGCCTTTACGTAATGGTATTGATGAGTATCGTAGACTCTCTCCTACAGGAAAATTTATTCCGCAGCGTAATCTTAGTGAGCATCAAGCTCTTATGTGGGGTTCAGATAATATTCAAAAAGCTATCAAGAGTGGAATGCCTTATGAAGAGGCTAGAACTCTTTACGGTCATGAACAATCTAAACTTGCACAATATGCAAAAGAGCTTATAAATTCAAAAGAAACTAAGCTGCTTCTAGCGAATCTGGAATATGATAATGATGGTTATACATACCTTTACCGAGGAATGCGAGGTTCTGCTAGGGGACACTCTGCTGGAGAGTCTTATTCTACTGACTATAATGTAGCACTAGGTTTTGCTGGTGGACAAGCTAGTGGCGTATCCCTTTATCGTGTTCACAAAGATGAGATTGTGGGTTCTCTGCTTTCTTTTAACTCTGCTAAACCTGGTGGAGAGGCTGAGATTGTTCTTGATGTTCCTAATCGTCTAGTAGCAGGTAAGCCTCAAGTAATTACTGGTGTGCAACCTAGTGGACATACTGTTACCGAAGTTCTTACAGGTACTGATATTAAAGAGGTAGTAAAGACAGTATCTGCTAAGCAAAGTAATACAGTAGATGCAGATACGCTTTTTGAGAACCTAATAAAGCAAAAGAATGAGCAGCTTATCTCTCTTATGGCACAGGGCGTTCCTTTTGAGACTATCTCTTTGCATACGAATATTCCACTAGAAACAGTGCAAGCATTTGCAGCATCTGGAGTTAAAGATGTTCTTATGCTTAATAAGCCTATCTCTACTTATGCAGAAGCTGCTCAGATTCCTATGCACCTAGCTACTAAAGAGCGTGCTCTGGCTCTTAATACGAATCTAAACAAAGTCCCTCTTGCAGAGATGAAAGCCTCTCTCATGAAGAAGACTCTAGACTTCATGGATAGTAGTATTAAAGATGCTATGATGATGGGTTCTCCTTCCGCTACAGTGAAATCTATTGGAGCTTATCTAAGTAGTGAAGATACGAAAGCCCGCCTTGCTCTTATAAGAAGTGAGATAGATCGCCTCACAGACTCTTCTGTTGGTGGTCGTATTATAAATTCTTCAGACTTCGCTACTAGAGACTTAGGAGCTTTAGGTGGGATTATAAACTACATAGGTAAAGACGTAAATGAGCTTATTAATAAAGAGGTAGCTAAGCTCTGGGAGCCTATGAAGCCTTACTTTAATGCTATAGCTAAAGATCAGGTAATGACTACTGAACTAGCTACTGCTATGAAAGTGAATGCAGGTCTTAGAGGTTATAGAGAATTTAAGAACGGCTCTTTCTTTGTGCAGGATGAAGTAACTCCTTGGATTCTTATTAAAGATAATGCAGGAAAAGTAATAAAGAAAGAGAGGAATATGCTTCCTGTAGAATACGAAGGGAAAACTTTTAGTATTATTAATTCTGAGGTAAACAACGCTATAGAAGAAATGCAAAAAGCTGGTAGGGAACTCTATGCTATGCGTGGAACTCTTGATACTATCTATGGACGTCCTCCTATCAATGACATAGGATTCTGGGTTCCTCCATTTAATCCCAGAGGAAATCACATCAAATATGTTTGGGATAAGGTAGAGAACAGAACTACTCTCCTATTCGGAAAGACAGAAGAAGAGCTTCAGACTGCTGTTAATGCTTATGTATCTAAACTAAAGCCAGGAGAGCTTGGTCAACGTTATGATATAATTGACAAGAGTATGCAGCAAGATTATAACATAATGAAAGGTCGTCATGATACTATCTTCATGGGATCAGCGGACTCTAGTACCTTTCATAGTGGGGCTAGTGCTCCTGCTATCGTCTCTACGAACACTGATGTACTAGTAGATCTGGCTAATGGCTATGATCATTATATGGGCTATAGTGTACGTAGTATGATGGATGCTCAGCTCTCTGATGTCATGGCTAGGCTTGATGATATCTCATATCTAAGTCAGGTAGGTTTTAGAGATCAGCCTCTTGATGCTACACAGAAGATGCTTCAGAAACCTCATGATGCTGGGACTATCATTAAGAATACTCTAATGGGTGTTCCTAGTCTTAACCAAAGCGAGATGTGGCAAAAAGCTTCTGAGCTTACTGGTGGAGTATTTAATTATGCATTTGATAACCTTTCTCGTCTTGTAACTCCAGTATTAGAGAGTGGTAAGAATATTCTAGGAAAAGGTAAAGTAGCTAGTGATGCGGATTTCGAGAAGCTAATAGCTGGAATGAAAGCTCAAGGTATTCCTAATCCTTTTGAAGGAATGGATGATCACCTAGCTAAGAACATATATCACGTACAGCAGATCTCTAAATCTCCGAATATGACACCACGAATCTTAGCTCTTAGTAATGGCTTAGCTGCTACTATTATGTTACGTTTCGGAGACCTTGCACATCCAATAGTTAATATGCTGTCTCTTCCTATTCTTACCTCTTTAGCTATGGGTAGGAAATTAGATAGCATGTATATGGACGGGGTTCTTAATCCTAAGGCTAAGTTCTCTGTAGTAGAGACTATGTATAATGGAGTTCGTTTCGGTGGAAGTTTAGAGGGAAAAGCTCTAGTAGCAGAAGCAGAGAAGGCTGGTATGTTTAAGCCTCTAGTCTCTGAAGCTACAGAAGCTCTCTCGCAATCTAGAAGTCTACAGCCTGGTGTCGTATCTAGTGTAGAGACTTTTCTTAATAAGATGAGTCCACTTAAGACTAGGAATACATCTGTTGCAGATTCTCTAACTGATAAGCTCTTGCAAGCTCTCGTGAAACCAGCAGATCTTTCTGAGACTCTAGTAAGGAAACAAGCTTTCTTGACTGGTGCTTATATGGCTAAAGAAGCTTATCCTGGAATTAGCAAGGCTGGTATTATGACCTATGCTAGAGATTTCATGGATAAAGCTATTGGGAATTATTCTTCTGCACAAAGACCTATTATGTTCCAAGGGACATTAGGTGTAGCTATGGGCTTGTTTCAGACCTATATGCTAACGATGGCACAAGATATCTACAGAGTAGTAGAGCATAAGAACTGGCAAGCTCTTGCTAAGACTCTTCTCTTACAAAGTACTATCTTTGGTTCTTCCTCTCTTCCTGGCTTTAAGCTTGTATCTGAAACTATTGGAGAGCACTTCTCAGATCAGAACGTAGATCTTATAACTGGGACATACAGAGCACTTCCTACCTGGATGGCAGATACTATTATCTATGGCCTACCATCTAATCTTGGACCATCCCTTACTTCTCGGGGAGACATAAACCCAAGAGTGCCTGATCCCTTTACTTCAGGCCTAAACAGTATTCCTGCTATTAACATCCTAGCTCAGGCTTACAAGGCAGGAGATAGAGTTGTAGAAGCTGCTTTCAGAGCTGATGCTAGTGCAGGTCGTGCTATGCTAGAAGCCGTTTCTTTGCAGAGTATCTCTAGGCCATTAGCTAGAATGTCAGAGCTTCTTACTGGAACGTCTCTTACAGCTAAAGGTAATATTATAGCTGGGCCAGAAGAGGTATGGACTCCTAGAAGTGTCTTTGCTAGAGCTATGGCTGTTAGGCCTTTAGAAGAGATGAAGGCTAGAGAGGCTGTGCACTTGAATACTATGTATGGCTCTATAGATAGAGAGGCTAGGCAGTCTGTTACAGGAAAACTAAAAACACATATCAGAAATGGAAGTCTTACTCCTGAGATTGTAGATAGTCTAGGAGAGAACTATATGAGAACTGGTACTCCTTCTGGTTGGAGAAGTGCTATTAATACTGCAATAGGGCAAACTGAGAATCCTACTGCTAGTACTGTTAGGAATTATCTGAAACCTAATAGTCCTTTTAATAGACTGATTGATGACTTAGAGTAAAGGAAGAGAAATGGAAAAGACAGAAGAGAACTTCTTATCTAAAGCCCTTCGTATTATAAGTGAGGGCCTTCCTCAATTCTTCACGGAGACTAATACGCCCTTCTTAGGTAAAGATGAAGAGAAGAGTGTTATGAAGCCAGCCTCTAAAGGACAACAAGAGAAGGAAGTCTTAGAACTCTTACTAGGTGGAGGAGCTGCTCTTGCTACTGGTGGAAAGACTGCTATTAAAGTAGCTTCTAAGTATCCTACTGCTTCTAGTGTTGCTCTTGCTCTTGGCTTACAAGATCCTACTGCACTCTTATCTGGGCCAGTTGGAGTAGCTGATGCTGTCTCTTCTCTTACTGGAGGTGGTGGTAGTATTAAAGATGCTGAAGCTACTATAGTTCCTGCGAATCTTTTAAAATCTGCTACTGTCATAGATAATGCTCTAGCTATGCTTAAGAGTGGTATAAATCCTAAACAAGTATATAAAGCTACTGGTGTATATGAAGGTCCGCTAGATAAGATTCCTAGAAGTGTGATAAGTGATAAAGATGCTAAACTTATGCAAAGCTCTACTAAAGATCCTAAAGACTGGGTTCTAGGAGATGTCTTAGATCACAAAGAGCTTTATGATAAGATTCCTAAACTTAAGAATATTAAGACCACGCATCTTACAGATGAAGAGATTAAGCAAGGGTATAAAGCAGCCTATCTTCCGGCTCATGATGGGAATCCTGCTCAGATCAAATTTAGTCCAGCAATAAAGACAGCTGACGAACTTATATCTTCTCTTCTTCATGAGAGTCAGCATGCTATACAAACAGATTTTGGTTTTGTAGCTGGGAGTAATCCTTCTCTATCTAAAGATCATCCTAAATTCATTAGTCTCTTTAATGAGGCTAGAGCTACTAATCCTCTAATGCCTAGAGAAGATCTAGCTAAGATGATACAGAAGCAAGTATATCAGAATGCGGGAGGAGAAGCTGAGAGTGATGCTGTGCAAAGAATGAAAGCTTTTGGTGATGCTGGTATGAATAGTGCTTATACAGGATATCCATTAGATTTTTATAGAACAAAAGAAGATAAGCTCTTATACCCCGCACCTGATCTGGCTTATATGAGAGGAAAGGCACAACAGAAGAATTCTGAGAGGGCTATGCAAGGGGCTTTCAGAAGTTCTAATGATACTATGCTTAGTAGAGATACTATAGAAGATATTTTATATCTAAAGGAAGACCCAGATTTAAATAGATTCTCTGCTTGGGATACGTACGTTCCACATAACAGTCTTTTACTGTCTAAACTATCTAGTAAAGAGGTTGCTAAGTATGGAACTCCCGAGTTTGTTTTAGATAAATACTTAACTTCTACTGTTCTTCATGATGGAAGGGCACCAGGGACTATTAAAGAAATAGACCTTCCGGCATTATTAGATAGCAATAATGTAAGAGAGCTTAAGGCAGTTAATGAATCTATAGCAGAAATAGAAAAATCAGGAAAAAGATATTCAAGGTTAGATAATGCTGTAAAGAATTTACAAAGGGGTGTATTAAATGCCGGTACTCTAGTAGAAGATTATAATCTCTCCACTAAACAAGGAAAGAAACTTCTTCATGATAATACCGGTATGGCTATGGATGATGTAGGAAGAGGGATTGTTAGGCTAAATGAAAAGCTAACAGAATTAGGCATTACTAAAGAGGAGTTTCAAGATAAGTCTCTGCAACAAATAAAATCCTTAGTAAATAAAAAAGAAGAGGAGACTATCAAAATCTTAAAGAAATCCCAAGATAAGAAAGTAGAGATTATCTCTAATAGAACTAAAGAACTTGCTTCTTCTCAAAGAGGAGCTGAGGATGGTTTTGTTAGATTAGTGGAAGATAAAGATCTGGCACACGAAACTGATATTCTTAATCATTGTATAGGAGCTGTTAATAGGTGTAATGATAAATATATCCCAGCCTTTGATACTGTAACAGGAAAACTTAATAAGGCAAAGGATACTAATAGCTTTAAGGATTATAAGGATATGCTAGAAAGTGGAGATTCTGAATTCTATTCTTATAGACCTAAAGGAATGCCTGAGTTTACTATTCGAGTAGACAGGACATTAGGAGTAGGAAATGAAGGTCTTGTAGTACAAGCTTATGGCTTTGAGGATGCTAACCTAACTAAAGAGCAACTGAATGCTCTAAAGAAGTTTGGTAAAGAGACTGGATATGATACTACTCTAATAGAGAACAAGGTAGGAAGATTTGATGCAGTAGATGCAGCATTAGCGGATATGGATAATAATATCGTAGACATGAATCTAATAGATAATGATAATCCATTTGGTATAGTAGGAGATGGCCCATTCTAAGTTCTAAGTCTAAAATTTCCTAACCTAATCTTTCACTATAGGAGTATTACCATGATTAAAAAACTAAGTTTTATTTTGTTCTCTTGTCTTCTCTTTGTAACTTCAGCTCTTTCTGCTGTCTCTTATCAGCTTCCTACTCTTCAGTTCAAACAAGGACAAGCTGGTGTAGTAGGTTCTGTAGCTACTCTTGCTATTTCTACTGCTGTAGATATTAGTTTTGATATTGGCCCAGACTGGGCACAGTATAATGAAGTAGGTTGTACTATAGTTGCAGGAGGTTCTACTACTTCGGCTATTCTTGTTTATCAAGGGGATGCTATCAGTGCAAAAACCTATAGGACTATCTATGATAGGACAGGTCTTATTATGACTACATTAGCTTGGGCTCCTGCTACTAATCCTGTGTCTTTTCTTGTTAGAGTAGGTAGTAGGTATGTTACTTTTACGGTCTCTAACCTAGATGCTACTAATGCTTTTAGTGCAGGTAACTGGTATTGTCGTGTAGGTGTCTAAGAGGGAGAAAATAAAGAAGCCTCCCAAGAAATGCTAATAAAATAGCAAAAGAAAACCCCTAGGTTATTAAGACTAGGGGTTTTTTTATTATCTAAAGAAAGCTAAAAGCTAATCTTGCTTAGGTGCGAAGTGCCTTTCTAAAATCTCTTTAGCATGTTTAGCTTGGTGGAGAGCATCATGTAGAGCATTATGTTTAGTACCTATAAACTCTCCAGCCTTGATACTATAGTAGAGATTCTTAAGAGTTCTGTAGCATCTCTCATTCTGGTAGTCTATGGGATAGACCATATCACAAGCTACATAAGCTGCCTCAAGAATACCAAGATCAAACTTTGCACCATTTCCCCAGACAAAGACTTTATCTTTAGAAGTATTAAGGCTACGAAGCCAATCAGAAAAGCGGCCAAGAGCTTCTACTAAAGGCTCCTTTCCACTAAAGGCTACATTCTTAGCCTCTTCACTTTGCTTATCCCACCAGTTCATAGTCTCATACTGATCTTTAAGACCTACATCTAGGCAAGAGATGTGAGAGATGTTAGCCTCAAACCTTCTGATACTATTGAAATCACAGGCACCGATAGAGAGAATAGGGCAGCCTGCTCTCTTACCTGTAGTCTCTAGGTCTAGCATTATGTCAATTGAGTTCATATCCTTTCTTCTCCTTCTAGAATCTCACGGACTTCGGAAATATCTATGATTCTCCTAGGCTCATGTTCTACTACCTCTTCTACTAAGTGTGTAGAGTTATAATCTTCCTGGTTCTGATCTTCGCTCACATCTCCAAAGATAATACTACGATCTTTGATTTTAGAGCCACTGACAGTCTTGTCATTATTATACCTTCCCCTAGCAGAGTAATCTTTACCAGAAGGTACTTCATTATGCAAGAAGAAGATAATCTGACCGATTAGAATTCCATTCTCAAGTTCTATCTCATGACTTCTGGTAGTATTCTTGAACTCTAGTGTAAGAACAGAACCATGCCAGCCAGCATCACACCAGCCAGCATTAAGATGATCTAGGCCAATACGAGCCATACTGCTCTTAAGCTTGTATTCAGCAGAGATATTATTAGGTAGGTTAAAGATCTCTACACTATGAGCTAAGATGAATTCTCCAGGAGAGATAGTATAAGGGCCTTCACGTTCTAAGTCCCATTCTATCATGTTAAGCTTCTCTCTGTTCTTGAGACTTACTTTTCTATGACATCCTTGAGAATACATGAAAGGATCAGGACGTTCTATAAGAATAGTCTTTCCTAGTTGAATATCAATGCTAGCACTATTAACATGCTCTGGCTTAGCGTGAGTAATGACACCATCATCTATAAGAAGTTGGAGTTCATTGTAAGATAGTAAAGAATAATTTTCCATTTTAGTTTCCTTTATTAAAATAAAAGTTTAATCTACAATAACCCAGTCTTCTGCTAGCATATCAATCTGTGAGCAGAGCCATGGTACTACTTTATTATCTGCTGTTTTCATATCTACGTGAGAATGATAGTTAATCTCAGTACCTTCTGGGTAGATTCCTAATAGTGGAGGACGATTTACTATAAAGGTAGAGCCTGGTACTAGAAATAAAAACACTCCTTTACCATTCCATCCAGTCCTTTGTACTTTATTGCCTTGCTTAAGTTCTTGCAAAGCTTCGCCAAATGTCATATAATTCGTATTCATTTTAGTTTCCTTGTGTAGGTAAGAATTCAACATGCTCTAAACTAAAGAGCGCTTTGTACTTCTTCTGAAATGCTTCTGGATCTAACTGCCTTTCTGCTACTGATACATAGAACTTCTTTTCTCCTACTAACCACATCTCAATAGAATCATCTAAAGAGTTATGACGTACTCCTGTGAATTCTATCTTCTTTAATTCAGAAGCATCCATGAAGTCTGGATGATCTGGCCTATCTGCTTCTCTAAAATCTTTACTCTTGAAGTCCATACTATTTCCTTTCTAGAAGAGTTCTTCTGCTGTTAGAAAACTTTCATTCAAAAGACTAGCATCCCATCTCTTAGTCTCACTTACTCTTGTCATATAACCCTGCTTACCTTTTACTGTTACTACTTGAATCTTCTCAGCCGCTAGTAGGTTCTTAAGAATGTCACTAAGCTCTGTTATCTTCGTAAGGTCTTTACTTACTAGCTTAAAGATTTCATTCATTGTATAAGGTCTAGTAGCATTACCTAGACTCTCAAGAATGTCATGACTTACATCAGAATATCTACTTTTACCGAATTCTCCTAAAGCTTTTGGCATCCTAAGCTCTGTGTAATATAGAAGAGTATTCGCATTAAGAGCATCTTCTGCTGTAATACCCAGTCTGGAGTCTGAGGCTGCAAAGATGATACAGAGCTTTAGTAAGTGTGTAAATCTTCTAGTACCATAGTGTTTGAATCTGTGGTCATCTACTGTTTTGTACTCTGTATACATTCTTTCTAGTAGAGCTTCTGCTTCTTTACTTACAGACATAGCACCTTGTACACTTTCCTTTATATCTTCTAGCTGGTATAAGAGAACGTCTTTAGCATCCATGTCTACAGCTTTTGGGAAGGTGATCTTTCTTCCCGTAGGCTCAGAATATATAAAGATAATTCTAGACATAAAGCCGTTTCCGAGAGCTTCTGTTGGTATTGCAAGAGACAGCCCTTGGGCAGTATTCCCTGCAAGTATATTAACAGTTGGCTTAGTAACGATAATACTCTTACCATGAATTTTAGGATGCTCATATCTATCCTTATTGTCCCATAGTTTAGTAAGCATGGTCATGAATTCCATACCTCCTTGTCCTACGAAGTCTGCAAACTCATCAGCTATTACGTAGATCTCTCCTGGACTATCTAGTGTAAGAGACTCAAGATCAGAATCTATGAGGTCTAAGTCTCTAGGTTTTATCTCCATTAGAAATCTCTCCTTAGATAGTCTATCAGGTGCGAATCTATTAAAGCCTGTATCTCTTAGAAGATTCTCTGCTATTCCTATTGCTGTTCCCTTTCTGGTTCCAGGAGAACCCATAAGCATTAAGTATTGATTAGGATATATCTTACCATGCCCAAATGGAAGCCAAGTACTTCTACATAGTAGAGCACCTAGCATACTTATTGCAGACCATCTATGATATATAGTAGGAGCTTCACTGTTTCCTACATAAGAAAAATAATTCTCAAAGAACTTCATATCAAACTCCCTACAGTTTAAGAACGGGGAGTCTTGACCTCTTCCATAGTTCCCCAGCTTTTACCATGCTTGTAATCTACTGGAATAATAAGTGTTCTGTTGTGTACTTGAATGGGATTATAAAGGTCTTGCTGAATGAGAGGAATTGTTTCTGTGAGAATGTCTGTCTTAATTTGTGCAAAGATACTATCATGAATCTGGGCTTTGAATCTTATCTGACCTTTAGAAGCCTTTACTCTTTCCCAGAACTTCATAAGACCTTTGTTTAGAATCATTACTGAGAGGTTCTGAGGAGCATGAGCTACAGCACTTCTCATAAGATTATGATTCTTACTGATGTCTCCGAAGAAGTAGCGCGTATATCCTAGAGGAGAGACCAGCATATGTGTAGTAGAAACTTCAGCTACGACTTCTTTATACCATTCACGAACACGGAAGAATGGCTTGTGATAAGAGTCTAAGAGCATAGTAGCAAATGCTTTTAAAGAGATACTTCCAGGTGGTGGCTTCTTATCTAAAGAAATAGAAATACCTAAGATAGTTGCACCCTTTAATAGATTCTGAATACCTGCGTTTTCTATAAAGGTCTGTGCTCCCATTACATAATTCGTACCATGTACAATCTTTTTAAGAACAGCATTTCTTAATTCAGTAGTAACTTCTGGATAGGGAATACCAAAGAAGAGAGTACCTAGAGAGCGATAAAAATCTTGTAAGGGATTCTCTAGTGCAGCTATAAGATCTAAGTCTTGTGCTAGGTATGCTGTGCAACGAGCTTCAGACTGGCTATTATCAAATTCTACTAATGCATAGCCTTCGTCTGCAATGAGCAATCCCTTTGCGTAATAAGGTATATTCTGTACTTGAGTACCGCACCAGAAGCTACTTGCGTTACAGGACATTCTTCCAGAATCTGTCCCGAACGGATTAAGGTTCCATAGAAGTCTTCCATTAAGTTGAGTGAAATCGAAGTAATTACTAATGGCTTTCTTAGCTCCCCTGTAATTGAGTATAGAAGAGGTGAGTAGTAAGAGAAGTGGATGCTGTCCTCCAATTGCTGAAAGATTCTTTTCATCTGTTCCTCGCTCCATTCTACTTCTTTTTCCGGTTTTAGCATCTCGTTTAAGTCCTATATGTGGGTCTACTGCACCAAAGATATCATAGACGTATTGTTGTACTTGTTTAGGAGAGCCAGGATTGAAGCTAGGATTAGCTAACATAGTTCTAAGATCAAAGAGAGCTTTCTCTACTTCTGTTTTAGCTTTAGCTCTTAGTTCTTTTCTCTTATCTTGGTCTATCTTGAGACCTTCGAAGGCACCATATAGACTAGGATACACAAGAGGAAAGAGCGTAGCGTAATTTTTCTTAGCATAAGCAGGAAGATTTCTAAGATAATGAAGGAGAATCCTCGCAGTATACCAAGTATCTTTTGCATTGTAATTCCAGTAGGCATGTATGTCTTTTTGTTTAGCTGAGGCTTCTGCTTCTGGCTTCCATTGCATATAGTCTGGAAGTGTAATAGAAGCTACGAAGTCTAGGGTTTTAGGAAGGGAGGAGAACTCACTATGTGCCATAGCCATTGTATCAAGAGTCCAGTTTATAGGCTCAGCATGATATGTTATGCTATGAAGACAATCATATAGGCCATTGTGCATTACCTTAGGAATCTGAAGAGCATTAGCCTTTCTAAGGAACAAGAGAGCATTCCCGTAACTTATAGGATCTACATAGTGATTCTCTGCGAAGTCTATGAAAGGAACCACAAAGGTCTGGAGTTCCGAATTTCTAGAAATAGCTGTATAAGAAGCACAAGTAATAAGAGTATCTCCAGCTTTGTCAATATAGTCGTCAGGTCTATCCTCTTCTTTAGGACTATCAGGAAAATTAAAATTTCTTGTTTCAATATCATAAGAAATACAATCACTAGATGATAATACGTTAAACGCATCTTTGAAATCCTCCTGGTTTTCTAGTAAGGTAAAAGAGAAAGGAACCTTATATGCCTTAGAAAGGGTAGAGAACTTATCTAAGTCCTTACCTAAGAGCCAGGTTCCGTGGTCTATGCTTGTGGTATGTGTAAGAGAATTACAAACTATAGTAGGAACAGAGAAATTAAGTAAAGAACCTCTGTAAAGATCTAAGGAAGGTCTTACACCAGGAACACACTGCTGAAGTGTATCTGGATTACATAGTAAGATAGCCTGACAGCCTGAATTCTGAGCCTTAGCTACAAGCTCTCCTGCTGAGAGTGTAAGATTAGTAGCGATAGCCTGAAGGTTCCTATTCTTTAGATGGTACTGTAGAATAGGAAGATGAGACTGATCACTCTTCTGGTAATTTACTAGGATTTTCATATCTTTACAATCGAATAAAGTAATGTATCTGGAGGTATTCCAACACCATAATCAGGAGGTGCCCACTCTAATTTAAAGCCTGCTCTAGTAATGGCTACTGGAATTAGCTTGGTGCTCTGATAAGAGTCTAACATAGACCTAAGACTAGCTATTTCTTGTAAGTATTGATTTTCAGTTTTTAGGTTCATAGCAGCTTCCACAAAGAACTCTGTTTATCTTTACCTCTAGTAGCATCTCTTACCTTTACAGCTAACTTTTCTTCTACCAGAACTTTTACCCATTTATTAACAGTGCTCTTGTCTAGTCCTGTTATATCAAAGATCTGAGCAAAAGAGCAGCTTCTACCTATCCGTTTCATAGTATTGAGGACTATAACCCTATTCTTTCCGTAATCTTGTTTTGTAATAGACCTCCTAGGAACAAAACGCTCTGAAGGAATAGAATCATAGTCTCCATGATAGACTTTCCTCTTAGCCTTTTCTGGGATAGTATGCTCTAAAGGAACTAGCTGAGATAAGAAACTAATAGATGTTAAGGCTTTAAAAGCTTCTAGGTTTGCATTCATTTCTTTTTCCTTGCATATTGTAGGGTTTTAATATCAGAAGTAGCAGCATATAAAGCATCTATAGCTTTCAGTAAATCTTTATCTAGTTGTTCTATTAAATGGGTTTGTGGATAACCATCAGCTGTTCTAAGTTCTTTTCTAGTATTACTATAATTATGCAGAGTGCCAATCATACCTTTAAGAGAGAAGATAATCCAGTTCTCTCTTTGTGCTAGTTGTCTTAAGTTATTAATTCTCATTCTTTATCTCATCCGAAAGAAGTAAGGTTTCTAGGAAGTCTCCTATAACAGCTTCTTTAATAACCCCAGCTGGACAAACATAAGAGCCTTTAACTCCCCTTCTTTTAATGCAATCTTCTATCCACTCAGGAGAGCCCTCATAAACTAGAACTCTTATGTATCTTTGTTTAGCAGTCATCATTTTTCCTTTTCCTCTCTTTAAAAACTATAAGACCCTAGTCTTTTGTGAAGACTAAGGCCTTAGGTTTTTACTCTCTTTTAGATTTCGACCTTAGGAGGAATGATACGAATCTGAACGTTCTCATATTCTTGTCCATCTGTACCTTTGGTTTTCTTCACAGAGAGACGAGCTTTGAAGATCATACCTTTTACGCTATCCATCATCTCAGAAAGAGAGACACCAGCTACATTCTCTACATTCATAATGCCAGTGATACGCTTCTTGAAGTAAGAGAGACCATCAATAGTAGCTTGGAAATGCTCAGAAAAAAGACTATCATTAGGAACAGGCTCTTCCTTAGTAGCAGTAGAGAGAGTCTCTACAATGCCGTAGATAATCTTCAGCCTTTGCTTCTGTTCATCAGGTTCTTTCTTGGTAGTATACTTATCAATCAAAGCATCCTTGACGGACAGAGTATATTCTCCGGCGGGTGGAGTAACATAATCAGGAGCATCAGGAATGCTATCAAGATTCTCTTCAAGCATATTCTCAAGATCAAGTACGGTATTTTCAGCCATGGTAATTCTCCAAATTAAAAGATATATATATATTACGTTTGTGTTTGTGTTCTGTTGTTTATTTCTCTTCTGTTAGTATACCTCCTTCAATTAAAATTGCTCTCATGCTAGGTTCTTTGCTATTCTCAATCTTCACATTCACTCTTGAGCCTGTGATATGATTAGCTTTGTAAGTAGAAGAAGAACCTGCTGTGTGCCTACCTAGTTTAAGCTCTACATATACTACTGTACCGAAGTACTTTGCTACCTTACTACAAAAAGCTTTTGTTCCCATGAGAGGAATAATCTTATCTTTCTTTACTCCATTTACATCTTCTTCTAAGATCATCTCATGTGTGATAACTACAAAGTTTGTGAATGTAGCTTGCTGGATAACAGAGAGAATATCTCCTAACCACTTATTGCTAAGACCATATTCATCCCAGCCTGGCTTAAAATCTACACTCTTACCAAGACAAGCCATAGCAAGAGAAGAATCTCCTAGTTGGCTACCGCTGTCAATAACTACCAGATCTTTGTGAGTGCATTTACGAAGATTAAAGATAGTATCTGTATCTTCTGTTTTACCTTTGCATTCTACACAATTTACTTTCCCATGTAGAGCACAGATACGGATGTCTTCTTTATTAGAGAACATCTTAAGAACTGTCTCACATCCCCTAGGCGTTTCTCTCGTATCAGGAATTCTGATAAGTTCTACCTTCTCTAGTTCTTCATCTGTAAGACCCATGTGAAGAAGAGTCTCAGAGCCATTCTCTAGGTCTATCCAGAAGATTCTATCAAGCTCCTTTATCTTTGCTGCTGTTCCTACAAGACGAGTCTTACCAGTCTTAGGAGGGCCATAGAGAAGAATAGAATGGTTTGGCTTCTGTATGTTAGAAGCTTTAAGAAGTTGTGTGAGCTTCATCTCTTAATCTCTCACAGAAGGAAAGCCAAGACCGCTAGATTCTACTGGAGTCTTATCTTCTTGTGCTCTCTCAAAATAATCCTCTTTAGTATGCACACCTACTCCTGATCTTACAGCTATATCTACAGGAGTCTTAGCTTCTCCAAGAGAGGTTCTGTATTCTACTACAAGAATCTTATCTAGTTCTTTTACTAATTCACTGATTTTATACTTTTCAATATAAACTCCTGTTTGCGTAATAGCATCATGAATTTTAGCCTGATTGATGTTGTGAAATGTAGTACCATCTTCTGTTGTGTATGTAAGTTTAACACTCATTTTGTTTTCCTTTCGTTGTTTGTGTAAAAGATTTAATCTTTAAGTGTTTGTGATACGAGGTGAACGTAGCCTTCTATATCTACCCAAGAATCTTTATATTCCGGGTCTCCGTTTAGAATTCTACCTATCTTATGAGCTACCATTTCAAGAGCTTCTTTCTTATCTTCTGAAAGTTCTCTCCATCTAGGACTCTTATGCATAGTATACTTTAGAGCCTGAGTAGTAGCAGCGTGCCCTTCAAAATGCCCGTAACGAGAGCCTCTATCTGCTAGTGTATCTTCTATATTTTTACTAGCAACTTCTTTCTTTGTTCTAGCCATAGCGTCTTTCATACTTTCTCCCTCTTTAGGAATTACAGGAATTAAGTTCATTTTCTTTCTCTCTTTCTATTAAAAGGGAATATCATCATTCATGTCATCAAGCGTACCAGCAAAACTACTAGGATATCTACTCTCTGTAAAGGGTTTTATCTCTGGTTTAGGTGTAAGAGTAGGAACAAAAGCTTCTCTCTTTCTAATTACTTTAGTCTTTAATTCTTCTACTGAATAAGGAACAACAGAGAGAATAACGCCTGTCTTATTATTATCTCCTACTACACCTGCTGGATTAAAGGTCTTATCTATAATTATATTAACCTTTCCGCTTTTGTTTACTATTACTACCCCAGCCTGTTTCCAGATAGGATCTCCATTATCGAAATAACCTGAGATACATACTAGCTTAAGACCTTCATTAGTAACTTCAAGGGTTGCCATTTTCTTCTCCTATTCTTTGAATGTGATCTTCCACAACACTATCAAGACTGTATGTGAAATCGTAAACGATAGTATCCTCTTCCTCTTCTTTATACTCATCTAAAGAGTGGAGAGAGCAGGTTCCTAGATGCGGGCAAGCTCTATTAAACTGAAGGCAATTAGAACCACGCATAGGGAAGATGTTATGTGTTAGCATAGTATGAAGATGTTCTACATCCATGCCAAGAGAGATGAACCAGTTAAGACGATCACTTAGAGTCTTAGGATATGTTAAAAAGCTTATTTTTGGAGTGAAACCATTCCCGCTTCCTAACTGACCTACTAAGTAAAGGACATCATATTCACTCTGATCTTCACCCTTTAGAGCATCAATAGCTATACTATATCCTAAGAGCTGCCCAGAATTCTGATACAGAGGAGAGAGGTCATGAAGAGTAAGACTTGTGCTTTTAACATCTAAGACAGCGCATCTTCCATTCCACTTATTCTGTAGTACTAAATCTATATAGCCCACGAAATAAAAGCGGTCATCTATGTTAAGACGGAAGCTAAGTTCTATTGCAGGCTTATCTTTAAAGACCAGAACATCATAGTCCAGAAGAATATTATCCATAGTAGGGATAGTGCTAAGAAGAAGGCTGATAGCGATTTCTTCAGTTCTCTTATCATCTTCCTCAATAGGATAATAGGCCATATAAAGGTCATAGATTGCCCTCTCTTTATCTTGATAAGCTAGGTAAGACTGGCATCCTGCACCATAGGCTTTACCTAAGACAGTAGCTGGATAGTCTTGTTTCTCTGTAGCAGAGGTTAGAAGACGATCTAATTGGAACTTCCTCTCGCATGTATGAAGAACATCAAGAGCGCTGTGGCTAAGACGGATCATTTCTTTTTGTCCTTTCTAGCAGAGAAGCCTAGTCTTTCTAATTCTTTTATACTATGATCTGAGAGAGCCGGTCTTTGTGTTCTAAATAGATTCCATGCTCCGAAGTCTGTTACTGCCCTTGTCTTAGGTACCTCTGTTTTATCAAAAGTAATAGCCCAGACTTTATCATTTATTTTTAGGTTCATATTAGAGAACCTCATAAGAGATAGAATAAGTGATAGTAGCAGGAAATTCTGTACAGCGGATACTCTTTTCCACTGATAGAATTTGAAACTCACGCTTAGGAACTGGAAGGTGAGAATAGAGATTAGATAAAAGTCTCATATAAGAGATAAGACTTCTTTTAAACTGCTTAAGTTCTGTTTTATTCTTAGAAGTTAAGAGCATTTCACATATACCACTCATAACTCCCAGTTCTTTTTCTGTATATACCGCGTACATTTCGTGTTTTCCTTTTCTGTTGTTTATTTAAGAGAGAATAGTATCTATCCAAGAAGCTAAGAGATAGAAGGTGCAAAGTACTACAGAGAAAGCAAAGGTTCTCATTTCTTAGAACTCATCACTGTTAAGTGCATCTGCAAGTTCTTCTGCACTTAGCTTCTTAACTACCCTCTTTTCTTTCTTAGTAGTAGAAGCACTAGCAATAGCTATACCTGTTATCTGGACTAGGTACTTCACGAATTCTCCTATATCTTCTGGCTTCATAAGAAGACAAGCTTCTGTATTCTCCATGAGAGCTTTCTTGAGAGCCTGCATTTCTCCTTTTAGATCTTCTTTAGAGAGGCTTTCTAGTTGAGAGATCCTAGTAGCTATCTCAGAGTGGGTTTGTTCTGCGTTTGTTCCTTCATTTGTTAGCATTTCTTTTCTTCCTTTCCTTTGTTAAGGTGTTTTAATAAAAGTTTTGCTTCTTCTTCATCGAATACTATGCAAATTCTATTACCTTCAAGGTCTAGGATATTATACTCATAAATGTAATCTACCCCGAAAGATTGTTTTTGTGTATAAGAATACATTCCTTTTCCTTTATTATAAAGTCTGATCTGGGATACGAAGCTTCTTAATCTTTATTACACTTCTACGACTAAGCTCAATGGAAAGATCACAGAAGTCTTGAATAATATCTCCATTATCGTTTATGGCTTCTCTTTCTAAGAAGGTGAAAACAGAAGGGTCTGGAATAAGACCATCTTCTTTCATCTTAATAGCTTGTTTAGCTTTTACATTCTTAAGGCCAGTCTTTACTCTCTCAACTTCTGCTTTTGGGATTGTAATAACTACTTCTCCATTAAGAAGGACAGAAGAATATAGTTCTGAGAAAGTAAGTTCTTCCTCATTGCTTTCTTCTTCTCTCTTCTCTAAGGCCTCTTCTGCCTCTCTTACTTGTTTCATGTGCTCTGCTGCATTCATATTATTTACCTCTTGGTATTATGTGTTGAATTTCCACTTCAAAGATTGTAGCATACTAGAGTTTTGGTGTCAAGGAATTTCTTTCCAGCTACTAATGAGATTTATTATCCTTCCCTCGAATTCTACTGGAATCATAAGATGCATATGATTTACAAAATGGCAGAGTACAGTAGTTTCATGAAGGTTTAAGGGTTCATTGTACTCTAGGTAATAATTAAATATCCTCTCTATATTTAAGGGTCTAAAAGTATTTATTACAAAAGCCCCATCTGGGAAGAAAAGAGAGAAGTAATCTCTGAAAGTAAACCAGTCAAATTTATAAGGCTCTCGAATATAAGGAGCATATAGAGAGAAGAAGAGATCTTTTTCCTCTTGAGAGAATTCTTTTCTACTATAGGCATTATAATAATCAGTAAAGCCCTCTATTATCTCTATTTCTTCTATCTCTTCTTTTACATTCTCTACAGGAATAGATAAGGATATCTGAAGTTTCTTAGCAGCTATAATATCTTTTAAGCTCATTTTCTAATTCTCCTTTTAGGAAAAGCTGTATAAACTAATTCTGCGTAATTTACCTCCCTCTTCTCATAATATAATCTTTGAATACAGAAGAAGTAAAAAGAATCCCACCAATCTGTCTTATAGCCAAAAGAGAAGCTTAAAACATAATTCTTACATTGTAGTTTAATTTCCATTTAAACCTACATCTTCTATAAAACAGATAAGAGAGGTCGTAGCTTTTCCTGCTGCATCTAAGATACTCTTTTCTGTTTCTACTCCATTAGGAATACTTAGAATATGATCTATAAAAAAGTCTATCCAAAGAACTCTCAGATCTCTAAAGAACATTATTTCTATCTTATCTATATAAGTCTCTAGTATTTGTATTAGAGTCTTATCTGAGAAATATACTGTTGCTAGAATCTCGTATAAAGAAGATTCATAGTAGGTATTTAATAAATTAGAATTTTTCTTATCTATCTGAGATAATATAGAAACACAGATAAAAGAATCTTCATGATTCTCTATTCTATTCCTACTAGTTTTTAGTATCTCAATGAATTCTGTTTTCATTATTTAATCTCCTTTATGGTTTTAACAGCATTTCTGTGAATAGTATTTAGGTAAGATGTAAGAGAATCTACCCACGTTATCTTGTAAAATAGAAGTTCTTTAAGAGAGGCATTTCTATGGAACTTCTCAGAGAAAGCAGAGAAGTTCTCAAATACGTAGCCTAGTTCTATTGCCTCATTTATATATCTGGGATACTTATTGCTAACATCTAATAAACTCAAACCTACTAAGGTATTCTCCTTAGCCTCTAAACTCTTTCTAACTAAAAGAAGAAGTCTTCTATGTCTGTAGTTTAGATTAAAGTCTTTGTAGATATTCATTTCTGTTCCTTTCTGTTTTAGAAGTTAATCTATTTTGGCGATATTACCAACAACACAGGTCTCATGATAGAGCCAGTTCTTATACTTGCAAGCTTCTTCTATTGTCTCGAAGCCTTTGGCTTGGTGCATTCCACCAGTGTATGTAATAACAACGTATTTGTAATTCATTTCTGTTCCTTTTCTTTTAAGGGTTATTTATAACAAACAACATCAGAATCAAGAGCTATCTTAGCATTAAAGTACTCTATCTTATCTTTAAGAGTATTTCCTTTAATTCTTTGTGTTCCTATAGCCTTTTCTAGCATGAAGTCTTTAGCTATAAGAACTACCTTTTCACTAGCACGTGTTACAGCTGTATAAAGAAGCTCTCTATAGGCCATGATACTGTGATCTTTGTGAAGGATAATATAAACATGTCTCCACTCACAGCCTTGTGCCTTATGTACTGTTAGACAATATCCTAGAGAGAATTTCTGTGTATTAAAATCTCCTACAGCGGAGAGAGTCTCTTCTTCATCATCTTCCATGCTAAGAGTAACACAGTGAGAAGCTTGTCTTACGAGATCTTCTTTAGAGTTCTCTTCCATCATCTTCTCTAAGTCTATATTCTCATAGCCTGCTAGATGGAATTCTTCTACCTCTTCTTCTTCTGTTCCTTTGTTACTATTATGAATGTAGGTTCCGAATCTTGTTAGATTCTTAGAGGGTATTTGTGGAGCTTTTCCCTGATATTCCATATTCCTGTTTATCTCTTTCACAATTCCTACTCTCTTATTATAGAAGACCTTATCTCCTACAGCAAGATATACTTGTGTGATACCTGCTATTATATGATAGACAATAGCTTCTCTCTTCTGTCCTAGATGCTGAGAAATCCACTTATTCATATTATCTGTTCCTAGAGCCTGTTTATTAAAAGGACTCAAGATAATATCTTGTTCAGGGTCATATTCTCCCAGCTCTTCCCATTTATTGATAGTAGTAGCTAAACTTACAGAGAGTTTCTCTTGTGAGAATTGCTTATCTCCTCCACGAACTATCTTAAATTCTGGGCCTTCTACTAAGCTCTTACCTTTAAGAATGTTGTGAGCATTATCTAGGATAAGAGAGCCTTCTTTTTGTCTATAGACTGTTGTAAGCTCTACTACTGGAAGTTGCGTTAGAGCATAGTTAAGAATACTAGCTCCGAATACAGGTTGTAGCTGGTTTATATCTCCTAAGAATATAATCTGTGTTCCTTTCCTAAGAGCTGAGAATAGCTTCGACCATAGGTCTAGGTCTATCTGAGAAGCTTCTTCTATTACTAGGTGTGTAATATCTAGAGGATTAGCTGCATTTCTTTTAGGAACGAAACGAAACTTCTCTTTATTCTCTTCATAGCACCAGTAGAATTCTGGTGTATATTCTAAGAGATTATGCAAGGTCGTGATATTATGTACGAAGGTATCTCTTAGTTCTGGGTCTTTCCAGATAGCCTTTTTAAGGTTTCCACTTGCAATACGAGTGTATGCTATAAAAGCTACTGAAGGGCCTGTCCAGCGTTCTCCGCAGCTACCTTGTATTCTAAAGTCATGTACAGAGAGTTTTCCTTGTAAGAGAAGACTCTTAGCTACGCTTCTCTGGCATGTAGTCTTTCCTGTACCTGCTGCACCTGTTATAACAAAGGTCTTTCCTGCAAAAGCGAGCTCTCTCGCAAATTCTTGCTCTTTGTTTAGAGTAATATTAAGAGAGAAGGTTTTCTCTTTTTGTGTAAGAGTCTCTTCCCCTATATTCGCTTCGCTTATGGAAGCTTCTTCTGTTATATTTATCTTAGAAGTAGAAGGATCAAAAGGTTGAAGGTTTTCTATTATTTCTGCTATAGGAGAAACAGAAAGAGCTTTTCTCTCTGCTATAATCTCTTTTAGTGTCTTTTTCATTTTCTTATACTCCATCAGGGTTATTTAAAGTCTTAGCTTTTGTCGTAAAGACTCTAGCTAATGCTATTCTTCCGGTTGTTCTTACTTGAAAAGAGACTATGCAGTCACAAAAGCCTTTTTCTTTTATTATCTTTTTTGTCTTAGTATCACAATGTAAGAGATATGGATCATTCTCCGTAAGATATACATACTTACAGAGTCTATTCTCTTTTGTTATTCTTAGCTGTAATAGAAAACTTTTGAGAATGTCTTTATAAGGTTTCTTAGTAGAAGGGTCTATTATTCCGAATGTTTCACGAATTGGGAGATTAGAATTCGTCATCTTCTTCTTCTCCTTCTTCTTCTCCTTCTGAGAGTTCTTCGTCATCAGGATAATTTTCTAAGTCTAGGTTTTCTATTTGTTCTTCTTGTTCTTCTATTTCAGGAGACAGTAGCGAAGGCGGCAGAGCCGATTCTTCTATTTTATTTTGCCCTAATGCTTTCTTCTCAGCTATTATCTCTTTAAGAGTCTTTCTAGTACCGTAGTTAGTAGCAGAGAATTCTTGTTCTTCTTCTTTCTCTGATATAAAACTAGATATAAGGTTCGAGAGGATAACAGCAGCAGCACATTCAAAGGTATCTAGTTTAGCTACTAGCTTCGTTCTAAACTCTGTACTCATAGTCATAAGAGTATTACCTTGTGTAATAACCTTTAGAAGAGTAACGAGTTTTGGGGTAAGAACTTCTTCAGATATGATACGAGATACTAAAGCTTTTACTTCTTTTCTTTGGTCTGTAGATACTTCTAAGCTCTTCTTAGCTTTAACTTTAGAGGTTATTGTTCTTGTAATTTCTATTGTATCCTCTCTTCTAAAGTAATTACCTGATGTTCTACATGCTTCTAAATAGTTTTTGAGGAGGGAGGGAATATAGTACGCTAGGGCTTCTGTAAGAGATAAAGAAGGAAACCCTGCTATTCGAGAATCAGAATAACTTAAAATGTCTTTAGCTGTATTGTAGAGAGTGAAAGAGGGATATTCTGAGAGAATATCATTTCGTTCTATAGAAGAGAGCTTATCTGTTATTAGATCATAGTGTGTTAGAACAGATAAGAGACAGCCAGCAAGAATGTTATTTGGAACAGAAGCTAATTCTTTGTAGGGTATAGAGAAAAGAGCTTTACTGTTTTCTATGTTCGCTAATGGGTTCTTATAAGAGAGGAGCATAGAAGAGGGAAGAGACGGAATCTTAACTTCTAGAAGAATTCCGGTAATAGGACAATATCCTAGAGAATAGTTTATAGTTTTTAAACTAAAGCGATTTTTAATACTTTGTGTTTTAGAGTATGACATTTTAGACTTCCTTTTTAGAATTTAAGATTACCACTCTTCGGAGCTAATATCATCTATTAGCATAAACTTAGTTGCTTTTGCT